CTTCTTCGTGGCGGGAAACTCGGCGTCGATCTCGGCGGGCGAGCCGATGGCGACGTGAAGATCAAACGCGATGCGACCGGGTTGACGGTGCAGGATCACGAGCATGTCGACGTCGGACTTCGGATGCCGCAACCGTACGTGACGCGTCTCCTGCTCTTCGGCCGGCTCGCGCTCCTCGAACAATGACGACGCCAGCAGTCCGGTAAGCGCGGAAACATTCAAACGACCACCGTGAAACGTCAGCACGACGAAGCTCCTACTTACGCCGGCTCGGTCGCTTCCTCTTCGCCTTCGGCCCGTCGGGTTCTTTGTTGAGCGCGATCAAGAAGCGGCGATACGCGGCGCGCGATGTGAATAACACGCTGCCCTGAAACACGGCTTCGAGCTTATGCACCATTCCGTTGATGCGTGATCGCGTACCGTGCGCGACCCATTTCCAGGCGGTTCTCGGGTGGGCGTTGCAGCCGTATTCGCGCGTGGCTTTGAGCGGAACCAACGGCTCGTCGAACAACGGGGAGTCGCCGTCTGATGGCGCCATTCGATGTTTCCTCGAGATAAGCGGGCGAGCCTGACCACCCTGAGATTGTCAGCGTACATCATGCCCTTTTATTCACTTGCGTCAACGTGAACCGCGCAAAGCGTTGTCAGCAGGCGGCTTAAAAAGTTATTGCATCACGAGTCGCTTGCCCGGCGACGTTGCAAAAACCGCCCCTCCTAAGCCCAAGGTGAATCATGTCTGTCGGTACAAACATTGGCGGCGCTCCCGCTTCGACGTTCCAAATGCCGAGCGCTACCGCGCCGGGTGGGAATCCCCTCGCGCAGTACCAACTTGCACCGCAATCCGGCAACGCCATGGCGCCGCAACAGTCGGCCGCCTCGATCCCCGTGCCGGCTTCACACCTTGGCCCGAACCCCGAAGCCGCGGGTTTCGGTACGGGCGGTTTCGTCATGCCGACGACGCCGGCACCGTCGCAGCAGCAGGGTATGCCGCAGTTGAATTTGCAACTGCCCGCCCAGCAGCAAGCACCGCAACAACAGTTCGCGCCGGCTCCGCAGTACGGTGCCGCGCCGACTCCGCAGTTCCAACCGCAGCAGCAACCGGCCGCCGCGCCGATGTTCGCCGCCGCGCCGCAACAGCCGCAGCAGTTTGCGTTCAACGACGGCATGAGCCTCGGCGGTGCAGCAGGCGGTTTCGTTCCGACGGCCGGTCAGCCGTTCCCGCCCGCCGCTCCCCAGCAACAGCCGCAACCCGGCGTCCAATATCCGGCAGCGCCGCAGTTCCAACAGCCGGCCGCGCCGACGCCGATCCGCGACGGACTTGTTCGCCAAGGCCTCAACGTCGCGCACTATCGCAGCGACGACGAACTTCTCGCGGACCTCGGACAGATCGCCTCATCGGCTCAAGCGATTCAGTCGCAAGCCGCCTGGGCCGCCGCCAACTCGCAGGCGCAACCGAGCGGCCAGCAAACGCCGCCCGCTCAAGGAACGCAGCAGCAAGCGCCGGCCGCCGGTGCCGGATCGAACACGCCGACCAAGCCGCAAGCTCCGGAATGGATTCCCGAATGGAATCAATTCATTCGGCTCAATCCGCAGACCGGCTTGTACGAACCGGCCAGCGTTCATATCAACCCGATGCTCGCGCAGAAGGCCAACGAATACAAGTCGTGGCAACGGCAGCAAGCGGAAAAGCTCATCACGGATCCGATGTCCGTGATCGGTCCGGATCTCGACTCGCGTCTCAAGGCAATCAAAGACGAAGCCAAGAACGAGCTTCGTCAAGAGATCGCCGTCGAACGTCAGCGCACCGAAGGCGCGAAGATCGTCGATCAGTTCGTGGAGAAGAACGCGACGACGTTCTTTCAGAGCGGACCGGACGGCAAGCCGGTCGTGAATCCCATCACCGGTCAGTACGTGTTCACGCCGCGCGGCCAAGCCGCGATGACGTACGGAACGCAGTACCGCCAACAGTTCGCCGCACGCTACGGATCCCAGCCGCACCCGGCCGACGTGATCGAGCACGTTCAGAAGTCGTTGGCTTACGACGAAGCTCGCGGCGTGTTCGGTCCCCCGATGCCGCAGCAGCCGCAAATGCCGGGCGTCCCGCAATTCCAGGCGGCCGCGCAATATCCGGCCGTCGCTCCCGCGCCGCAAATGTACGGCCAGCCGATGCAGTACCCGATGGTCGCACCGGTCGCGCAGCCGTGGGCTCCGCAACCGTACGGCGTTCCGGCGTACGGCGCTCAACCTCAATTCAGCACGCCGCAAGACGACATGGTTCGTCGCGCGATCGCCGCGCAACAGGCCGGTTATCAACCGCAGCCGAACGGCACGATTCAGACCGCGATGCAGAACGCCCTCGCACCGCAGAACCCGAGTTTGGATTTTAAGTCGATGCTTCGTCAATCCGCCCAAGCCCGCGGTATCTCGACGGAACATTTCAGTTCCTAGTTAGGAGATTCCTTGTTATGGTCGCCACGTTGCTCTCGACGTATGACGTCGAATGGCTGGGTGTAATTCACGAGCAGACGCCCCGCTTTATGAAAGGCGCCGCGGACGAAACCGTTCGTCGTCGCATGTTGCTCAGCTACCTTCGCAAGTACGGACGCATCGTCCTGAACGCGAATTCGCCGGTTTGTATTTGGAACATCAAATACAAGCAGCAGCCGATCGAAAGCGCTGGCGACGGGGGCACGCTGACGTTCACGCGTCACGACCTCTACAAGCAAGCCGCTCTCAATTGGCGGGGCTACGTCGGCACCGACATGATGACGGAAAAAGAGTACCTGATGAATCAAGGCCCGGGCCGGATTCTCAATCGGTACTCCGAAGTGATCCCCTCGCTCATGGAAGCGATGACGGACAACTTCGGCGGCGAAATGATCCTCGACGGCGAAGCCACCGACCGCCAGAACAACCTGCACGGCATCGAGTCGTTTATGGGTTCCGGCACGACCGTCGCCAACGACTTGATCGCGCAGCCGAGCGACAGCTACGCCGGCCTCGCAACCACCCTCGGCAACGAAGGCGGCTCGTGGTCGACGAACCTCGGCACGGGCGTCTACCCGAACGCGGCCGTCGGAAGCGATTGGCCGAACGGCAAGGGGTCGTATCAATACGACTTCTACGCTCCGCTGCTTCTCAACTCGTCGTCGACGCGTTGGGGAACGGGCTCGACCAACTTCGAGTCCAACTGCGAGCGGATCATTCGCCAAGGCATCATCTGGCTGGCGAACAAGGGCGGCAACTCCGGTCGGCCGAAGATGGTGCTCTTGAGCGCCGATCGGTACTCGGCGTTCCTCAACCACTTGTCGACCAAGCAACGGGTCATCGTTCCCCACAAGGAATCGCAAGACCTCGGCTTCGAAGACACCGTCAACTTCGACGGCGTATCGATCGCGTTCGACTACGAAGTTCCGCCGTCCACGGGCTACATGCTCAACGTGCAGAACATGGAACTCGCGTCGCTGGACAAGGTGTTGTTCGGCTATCGCGGTCCCGATTGGTCGATGCGTGATCGGGCGTGGCTCTTCTACGTCGGCTTCTGGGGCAACATGCGTTACCGCCCGAAGCACTTCGCGAAGATTTACGACTACGCCTAGTCGACCATCTGGCGATTGTCACTCCACCCGCGCGGCCTAACACGCCGCGCGGGTTCGACGCTTCAAACCTTCCATCAGTCTCAAAGCAGAGGTTTCTTCCATGTTCGGTTCCAACATTCAGCCGTTCGCGCGGGGCGAATACGCCGACAGCGCGCGCGTGCCGACGGACGTCAAAGGCGGATTGTTCGAGTTCAAGAACATTCTCACCGCCACCGGCCAGCCTCGCGACGGCCGCGAAGTCATTTGCCGGCTCGTGCAAAACAACTCGGGCGGCGCGTTGCTGCCCGGTAAGGGCGTCGCCTACAAGGCGACCGGTTCGGGCGGCTACGGCCAATCGATCGGCGGCTACTCGGGCGCCGGCGACAAGTGCGACGGCATCGTGGATCACACGTTGCCCTCCGCAGGCGTCGCCGACGGCAAGTGGTTTTGGATGATCGTCAAGGGTCCGGCTTACGTCACCACCGACGGCGCGGCCGCCCTGTCTCGCAACGACATTCTCAAGACCGCCGCAGCCGGTCAGTTCACCAAGGATGTCGGCACGCCGGCCACGAACGGCAAGGCCGGGTATTGCGAAGACGTCACCATCGCGGCGACGGCTGACCTCAACTTCTGGCTCGATTTCACCGGAGCATAGCGGGTCGGGCGTGTTCGGTTTCGCGGACCGGACGGCGGCGGCTCGACGGGCTTTCGGGCCGCCGCCTTTTTCTTTCACCAATAGCACGACCATGAGCGACGCAGCCCAACCCACCGACTTCATCAATCTCCCGGCACCGCCGCCGGAAGGAATGAAAGACTGCGCGCGTTGCCTCACGTCGAAGCCTGAAAAGTCGTTTGACATCAAAGACTCGGCGACCGGTCGTCGCGGCAACGTATGTAACACGTGCCGTCACCGGATGCGCGAGGATCGTTTGAAGGCGGGCGGCGAGACGGCGTATCAGCGACGCGTCAAAGAACAACTCGCCAAGATCGTCGGCCAACTCACGAACGATCACCCCGACGTTCCCGGTGCGGCGAAGATCGCTCACGGTCTGATCGCAGGCCTCGGCGGACTCGACGAGTTTATCGGCCAGTGGGTCGCCACGCTCAACAGCGACCGGCTCACCCCCAAAATCAAGCTCGAGAACTTCCGCGCTATCGCCAAGATTTGCATGGAAGCCGGCGACGCGAACGCGACGCTGCAGGGGCTCAAGAGCCTCACCGACGCCGACCTCAACGAACTGCTGCTCGACTTGCTTTCCGAGCAAATGCAGGCCCGCGGCTTAACGATCGTCAACGACATGGGCGACGACGAGGACGCGGCATGAGCGGCACGCAAAAAGCCAACTTGGCTGCAGCCCTTGAAGAACGCAAAGCCCGGGACGGGGAAGCACTTTCCTTGTTTCGGGCGATGCCGTCCCAGGTGGGATTCATTTCATCGTTCGCTTCCGAGCGTTTGGTGCGCGGCGGCAACCGGTCCGGCAAGTCGACCATCGCGGCCGTCGAAGTCGCGAGCGCCGCATGTCGCCGTCCCGTGCTGGATCCGGACGGCTTGCCCCTGCCGTACAAGTATCCCACGAACCGCGCGCTCACTATCTGGATCATCGGCCTCGGCGAGACGCATATCGGCGACACGCTCTACCGGCTCTTGTTCCTGCCGGGCGCGTTCTACGTGATCAAAGACGAAGTCACCGGCAAGGTCCGCACGTGGAATCCCGGCAACCCGGCGGACGTCGCCCGCGAGGCGGACAAGGTTCCGGCGCCGCCCCTCATTCCGCCGCGACTCGTGCCGGAAGGCGCGTTCGCCTGGAAGAATAAAGCAGCTCGCATTTTCACGAGCGTCACGCTGGCCAACGGCACGATCATTCACGCCTACTCGTCGAACGCCGACGTGAAGGTGGGCGATCCGGTCGACCTTATTTGGATCGACGAAGACATCGTCTATCCCGCGTACGTCGCGGAATGGCAAGCGCGTTTGTCCGACCGCAAGGGCCGGCTGATTTGGTCAAGCTGGCCGCGTACCGCCAACCCCGCGCTCATGTCGATGACCAAGCGCGCGAAGGAGCAACGCGAGCGGCCGAACCCCGACGTCGCCGAATGGATTCTGCGGTTTAGCGATAACCCGCATATCGATCAGAACGAAAAGCGGAAGCGGCTCGAGGGCTGGTCGCCCGAAGAGCGGCAAGCGCGCGACATGGGCGAATACGTGCTCGACACGGTCCTCATGTATCCCAACTTCTCCGAAGACGTGCATTGCACGCCGAAGCGTTACGAGCACGAGCAAGACGAAGTCGACAAGATCCTGGCGCAAAACGCGTGGTCCCCGCCGCGCGACTGGACGCGGTATCTGATTCTCGACCCGGGCCATAGTTGCACGGCCGTTCTGTTCGTCGCCGTCACGCCGCCGGATCTCGGCGACTACGTCGTGTTCTTCGACGAGCTTTATCTGAAAGGTCACGACGCCGATCAGTGTGCGATGAAGGTCAAACCGAAGATCAACGGTTTCCGGTACTACCGGTTCATTATCGACTTCCGTATGGGCCGCCAGCACGGGCCGGGCATCGGCAAGACGTACCGCGAGATTTACGCGGAAGCGTTCGCCCGGCACGGACTCTCATCGGTGACGACCGGCGCTTCGTTCCAGTTCTCGAACGACGACGTGCCGGCCGGAATCCTCGCCTTCCGCTCGTGGCTCTCGGTTCGCCCCAGCGGTCGGCCGCGGTTGCGCGTGGTGAAACACACGTGCCGCAACTGGCTCGACGAAGTCACGACGTACCGCAAGCACATCGACAAGACGGAAGCGACGGAACTTCCCGCGTCGGGGCAAGCGGATCACTTGATGGATACCTCGCGTTACGCCGCCATGGACGGTTGCCACTACGTCGCTCTGCCCGACGACGGAACGGCCGGTATGGATCCCGGCGACGCGTATCGCCGCTTTCAACAAATGTGGAAGCCCGGCCAAGCCGCCGCGCCGGCCACGCAGTCCTCGTTCGGTCCCGGCACAGCAGCCTAAGCCCGATAGTTACGCCCCAAGCCCAAGGAGTTTGTCATGTCCGCAGCAGATGAAAAGAAGATCCCCAACGTACCCATGACGACCGTGCATCACGTCGCGGCGCTGATCGGTATGCCGATCGTTCACATGGTCGCTTACTACCCGAACGGCGACCGCAACGGCGATCCGATGGTGGCCGTCGTCCGCAAGAACCACTCGGGCGGCGTCGTGGATCTCACGGTTTTCCCGCAAGGTCAACCGCTGGTCAAAAACGACATCAAGCACGCGGACGATCCGTCGTTCCTTACGAACCCGCGTCTCGCGCGTGAGTACGGCGTGTGGGATTACCCGCCGGGCTATCTGCCGGAAAAGTTCGTGAAGATGCCGGCGGAAGTTCCGGCGATCGCGCCTGCCGTCATTCGCGAGTGGTGCAACGGCTGCGCCGACCTGCAGCGCATCGCCAATCGTTGCGGCGGCGCCTCAGTCGAACTCGTCTCGGAAATCATGGGGCGCTACGGCGTAGTGCATAAGTCCTAACCATGTTTGAAGTTCACGGACCGCAACCCGACGTACTTGCTCCCCTCGTGCAATCGTGGCTAGGGAAGATCCGCCTCGCGCACGAGAGCAAGCAGTCTTTCACGGACGTCGGCAAACAGTGCATGGAATTCTTCTCCGGAAGCCTCGGCTTCATGTGGCAACCGGAGTTCATGCAGAAGTTTGTCGGCGGCCCGCTGATCACGCCGCGGTTCAAGGTGACGATTGCCAAGGCCTTCGAGTTGGTCGCTCTCTACGGGCCCAATCTCTACTGGCAGAACCCGACCCGCATGGTGAAGCCTCGCAAGGCGATCGGGATTGACCCGCAGCTATTCGGCGCGTTGGGTGATCCGCAGGCCGTCGGGCTGTTTCAGATGGCCCAGCAGGCGCAGATGCAGCGGGCGGCGATCAACAGCGTCGTCGCCTCGCTGCTCGATGCCTGGTTGAACTACACCCCGACCGAGCAGCCGGGCGGCGGGCTCGCTACGCACGCGTCGCAGGGAATCACCGAAGCGTTGACCAAGGGCCGTGCGTGCCTCTGGCCGAAACCGTTCTCGATGCCCGGCAGCAACCGCGTCATTACCGGTTGCTTCTACGATTCGGTCGACAACCTTCTGATCGATCCGGACGCGACGAGCATCTACGACGCGCGTTGGATCGCGCAAATGGTCATTGCTCCGGTGTGGCAAGTCGAACGGGACTTCCAGTTGCCGCCGGGCTCGCTCCAAGGATACGGCAGTCACGAGAGCGCCAGCCGTCAAGGCGAGGGTTCCAATTGGGACTCGATGACGCAAATCGATCGACGCGTCGGCAAGACGTTCGATCTGATGACGTACTACAAGGTTTACTCGAAGGGCGGCGTCGGCGGCCGGTTGTGCGGCAATGCCACGGTCGGGCCTTCGCTCACCACGGCGTTCGATCAAGTCGTGGGCGACTACGCGTACGTCTGCGTGTCGCCCAATGTTCCGTTCGTGCTCAACGCCCCGACGGACCGCGTTCGCACGGCGATGGATTCCGACGTCGAACGGATGATGCGGTGGCCGATCCCGTATTGGCTCGACGACAAATGGCCGGTGACTCTGCTCGACTTCTACACGAAGCCGAACAGCGCTTGGCCGATCGCACCGATGGCGCCGGGCCTCGGCGAACTCACGTTCATCAACGTGATCATGTCCATGCTGATGAATCGCGTGTGGAACACGACGCGCATCATCGCCACGGCAAAGAAAACGCTTTCGTCCGACGTCGAAAACCTGCTCAAGGGCGGCAGCGACTTTGCCTACCTCAAGCTCGACAACATCGACGACGTCGCCAAAGACCTGAACTTCATCGACTTGCCGCAGATCGACCCGAACATTTGGAAGATGGTCGACGAAGCGATGATGCTCTTCGACAAGCGCACGGGCCTGAGCGAGTTGCTTTACTCGATGAACCCGGGCGGCGTTGCCAGCCGTTCCGCCGAAGACGCTGCGACCAAAAAGCAGTACGCGTCGATCCGGCCGGAATACATGAGCAACCAAGTCGCCAACTGGATGACCGAAGCGGCGGACATGGAGAAGTTCTGCGCCCGCTGGTTCGTCGGTCCCCAGGATCTTCAAGGCTACTTCGGCCCGGTCGAGCAGTACCTTTGGCAGCGGTATATCCACGGCGAGAGTCCGGAAATGGTCGTCCGCGAATTCCGCGCGACCGTCGCCGCGAACAGCACGCGCAAGCCGGACAAGTACCGCGACGTCGAGAACGTCAACCAAATGCTGCAATACTTCGGACCGATCGCGCAAGGATATTTCCAGGCGACCGGCGACCCAAGCTCCATCAACGGAATCATCAAGGCGTGGGGAACGGCCGTCGACCAAGACGTGCAAGAAATCCTGTTGGCCCCGCCGCCGCCGCCGTCTCCGGATCCGACCGCGCAGCAAGCCGCCGAACTCCAAGCCCAGCAGATGCAGCAACAACTGCAGATGCAAGGAGAACAGCACGGCCAGAAGCTACAGCAGGGCGCTGAGCAACATCAGCAGAAGCTCTCGCAACAAGCCCAAGCCGCGCAATTGAAGATGATGCTCGCCGCGATGGCGGCCGAGCAGAAAGCCCAGCAACAGAAAGCCCAAGCCAAGGTAGCAGCATGACCACGACCATCGAACTTCCCCGCGACATCGCCACCGCATCCCCGGCCGCCCAGCAGCGCTACCGCGACAACATCGCGCAAGGGATGACGCCGAACTTGGCGGAAATGCTCGCGTTGCGGAAAGCTCCCCGCGTGATGACCGATAGCGTCTTCTTCGAAGGTCGCGGCACGCTCGACAAGCAGTTCGGCGAGAAGGATGAGCTTCGTCAACTGGACGAGCTTATCGCCGCCGCGAAGTCGCACGGCTACACGCCGAACCCGAACGACGTTTACGAGGACGGGCTGGCCGACTTCTTCGGCGACCCCAAAGCGTTCGTCTCACCGTCGGGCGGCATGACTCACGTACGACGCGTGCTCGAGGAAAAGGGCGTCGGTTGCCAAGGCGCGTTCTCGCTCAAGAGTCGCCCCGCCGAGAACGAACCCGAACACTGTCGTCTCGCTCCTGATCTCGTCGCCGAACAGGTCGAGCAGATGATGCAGTTGGATCCCGAATTGCGATTCAAAGCCGATCCGCGCGAACTTGCGGAAGAGGCTATTTCCAAACATGGTTTCGACGACTCCCTACGGGCGGGTGAAGCGTCGGAACATATCGTCAATCCCCCGTCCGTGTAACAAGGAGTTTCCCATGATTCAGAATCTCACGCGTCAAGCGCTGGCCGTGGCGCTCGCTGACGAAGGCGCTGCTGCTGACGTATCGGCTCACCTGAACGCCGCCATTCCGTACGGCACGATCTACTACGTGTGTTCGACCAACGGCCGAGACGGCGCCGGTGCCGGCCTCACGACGCAACTTCCGTTCGCGACGATCGACTACGCGATCGGCAAATGCACGGCCAGCAAGGGCGACCGAATCTACGTGTTGCCCGGTCACGCCGAAACGCTGACCGGCGCCGGTGCGATTACAGCCGACGTTGCAGGCATCAGCATCATCGGCCTCGGCAACGGTACGAACCGTCCGACGCTGACGCTTTCGACGACGGCGACGACCATCGCGGTCAGCGCCGCGAACGTGCTGATGAGCAACCTTCGCATCACGTCGAGCGTCGACGAACTGGTGAAGGTGTTCAACGTCACCGCCGCGCATCTCACGCTCGACGGCGTCGACGTGTTCGAAACGACGTCCTGCCAGATCATTCAGTTCATGTTGACGACGAACGCCGCCGACAATCTGACGATCAAGAATTGCAAGCACGTGCAGCGGACGGCCGCCGCCGCGACGCAAATCTGGATTCAGCTTGTGGGCGTCAACGAACCCGTGATCAGCAATAACGTGTTGCTGCTCACGCTCAAAAACGAGACGGCGAGCTACACGATCGGCGGAACTACCGCGTGCGTCGACGCGTACGTGACCAACAACGTGATTCAGCAAGGTTCCGGCGGCAACACGCAAGATAAGTGCGTCAGCTTCGTGACCGGAACGACCGGCATCATGCGGAAGAACTTCGCGGCTTGCACGAGCACCGGCGTTGCAACGGCCGGGGCGTTTGTCGGCGACGCGATGTTCATGGACGACAACAAGTTCGCCGATACGGCGGCGGCCAGCGGGTTGCTCGCACCGGCGGTCGACACCGACACCTAATCGTCGGCTTCGATTTTGTTCGCTTCTTCCGTCTGCGGCGGGCTTTCTTCTTCGAGCCCGTCGCAGGCGGTTTTCTCATAAACGCAAAGGATCAGTCGAATGGCCGCCGGAACTGTTTCACCACATAAGACGAAAACCGAAACGGGCCATGCCGACAAGCCGGAGTTTGTCGAGTGCGGCCTGATCAACGATTGGGTCGATTGCGTCACCGCTCCCGAAGCGGCGGACAACTCGGGCTCAACCGTCACTAATCCCAGCGGCATTGTGCGAGCCGCGCAGAACATCATCGACACGCACGGCATGGCGCGTTCGATCTTGTTCCGTCTCAAGTACGATGCCGGCGTAAGTGGGCCGACGAACCCGGTCATTCAGCCGTTCGGCTTCGATGCGAACAATGCTCCGCAGCGCCTGTACGACGGCAACGGAAATCACGCGATCACGATTACGGTCGACACGACGAACGACTCGACCGACGGCACGTACAAATACACGCAACACGCGGAGGTCGATCTTGCCGGATGCCGCAAGGTCATTGCCGCGATCAAGACGGCGTTTGCCGGAACCGGTACGGTCGACAACTCGGCCTTGCAGTTCAAGGTCAATAACAGGGCCGTGTCCGCCCCCGTCTCGGTAACTGCGGAAGTTACCAGCGTTTCAATTTCCGCCGTCACTCCCGGGACGGCTGCGACCAATCTAGGAAAAGCCGAAGACGCCGCGCATTCCAGCGGTGATGTCGGTGTGATGGCGCTGACCGTGCGAAAGGATACTGCCGCGGCCACGGCGGGAACGGACGGCGACTACCAGCCACCGATTACCGATTCGACCGGTCGGATTTGGGCGCACGTCGGAGCGATCGATGCGAGCGAAGCGCACATCGGGCAAGTCACGGCTCCGACGGACGTGCTCGACGTAACCTTATCGCTCGACACCAGTATTTACGCATCGGGCGACCTGCTCGCCGATACGCAGGTTGCAACCGGTGCTCTGCGTGTAACCGACGGGCGCGCGATCCTGCAAAGCCTCATGGTCATTGATGAGGACGACCAAAAGGCGGCGCTCACGATTTACTTCCTTTCGGCCAACACGACGCTCGGCTCGGAGAACTCTGCGCCGTCGATCAGTGATGCCGGGGCTCGCGACATTCTCGGTTACGTCGATGTCGCCGTGGCGGACTACAAGGATCTCGGCGGCGTTTCGGTAGCCAACATCAAGAACGTGGGAATCGTTCTTGAGGCCGCAAGCGGTACGGCGAACTGCTATGTCGCGGTGGTCAACGGGTCCGGTGCGCCAACTTACACGGCCAGCGGCGTGCGTCTTCGTCTCGGCCTGCTGCAAGACTAAGGAGGGTTTATGCCGTTAGTTCACGGAACACGCTATACGACGCTGGCTCGCGGCTCCGCACGCAATACGCTGCCTACCATCACCGTACCATCGGCACAGAGTGCGGTGACAAACACCGCCAAGTCCATTACCGGAACCTCGATCTCCGACGCTGACGGCAACTCGCAAACGGTCACGCTCGCCTCATCCCTCGGGGCAACTCTCTCCCTTGCAAGTCTCACCGGACTTACAGGAAGCGGCGACGGAACATCAAGCCTTTCGTATTCCGGCACTGTTGCCGATCTGAACACCGCCCTTGCCACGATCACCTACACGTCCACCGCAGGCGGCTCGGACACGATCACCATCACGACCGACGACGGAGCAGGCGGAACCGATAGCGACACCATATCCGTCACCGTCACTACTCCACTATTGGCCGGTAACGCATTCAGCGGCTCGGCATTCTCCGAAGCAGCTTTTTCAGGATAACGACACATGGCTCTCATCAACGCAGATCGAGTTAAAGAAACAACGACCACGACCGGCACCGGCACGCTGACTCTCGGCGGTGCCGTAACCGGCTTTCAATCGTTTGCCGCAGTTGGCAACGCGAACACCGCGTACTGCTGTTGCTATGCCGTGGATGCCAACGGACTTCCTACCGGACAGTGGGAGACGTTTCTCGGCACTTACACGGCGAGCGGTACGACGCTGGCACGCACGACGCTGATTGCATCGAGTACCGGAAGTTCGATTAACTTCTCGGCGGGCACGAAGCATGTGATTGTTTGCTTGCCTTCGCAGGGGACGCTTATTGCGAGAACGATAGGCGGAACGGCTGGTTCGAGTGAAATCACGATCAATCCGGCTACTTCAACCATCGAACATACTACGGGAGCAACAAACCTTGTTGTCAAATCAACGACGGGGTTTGAGTTTTACATAACCACTACACGATCAGTTACATTCTCTAGTTCGTTCGTAGGTTTCGGAACGAAAGATTTACAGTGGAATAACAACTCAGATGCCCAGGGTTCTTCAGGGGCGGCGTTATCGGCTGTTTCAGGATTGTTCACTCCGGGCGTTATTCGTGGTTGTCGCACAGACAACTCGAAAGTCACCTGGATTCAAAACACGGCGGGGCTATCCCGCGTAGCAACTGCCGTCACGAACGCAACGACGACTCCCGCCGCAATCACCGGGCTTAGTGCGACGGTTATTGCCAGTCGTAAATACACCGGCAAGCTAGTTCTGTTTGCGTCCTGCCCGACCGCCGCTGACGGCATCATCATCGACTTCGACGGCGGTGCAGCGACCATGACCAGCTTTCAAGCGGCGGTAACGTCCAACGTGCAAGGGGCAACGCTCGGCACTACGGTTAGCTCCGCACTAGCAACCGACATTAACGCAACAGCACTTAACGGCACCGGCGTCAACTGCATCGTGATTGAGTTCGGCTTCGTGGTGAACGCTGCCGGTACGTTCATCCCGCGAGTTGCAAAGAATGCCGACGCAGGCGGTGCGACGTTGACCGTCGCCGCTAATTCGTTCATGGAACTTCAAGATGCTCCGTAAATAGGAACCTAAGTTATGGCAAAGATCATTTTTGAGTTTGATGACGCCGTTCGCGATGAACTTGTCGAGGCAATGTGCGCGATGGGCGGCTATCAACCGCAATCGGGCAAGACGCCGGGAGAGTTTGCGACGGGTCGCGTCGTGCAGTTTTGCTTGGATAACATTCTCGGCTACCGAAACTCCGTCGCGCAGGCCGCTGCTGTGGAAAGCGTGAAGGCGAACGCCGCGAATATCTTGAGCGACGATGTTGTAACTGTCAGCGTCGAGTAGCCAAATCTGGATTTAAGAAAATGACCGACTACATCGCCAGCAATCCGGCCTATTCCTTGGCTTCTCAACTGACCACGTTTAACGACGTGCTTGATTCATTGTTGGACGCCTTCGGTACGGAACGCTCGGACCGCAACCAGCGTAACGCCGTCCGCGCGATTCTCGAAGCATATCGCGACTTGCCGAACCTGCGATCGTGGAACTACTTCAAGGCGCGTCTTCCCGTGACGACCGTCGCCCCGGTGACGGCCGGCACCGCCGAGTACGATCACACCGGCAACGTCGACGGCGAACGCATCGTCACGTTCTCCACCGGCACGCTTCCGACCGACGCGGATCTCTACACGTTCCAACTCAGCAACGCGCATTACGAAGTTGAGAAGCGGATCAGTGCGACGAAGCTGCAACTCACGGAGCGCAGCAACCCGGGCGCCGACGTCGCCGCAACGACGTACTCGCTCTACAAAGATTGCTACGTGCTGCCGCTCGACTTCCAAGCCGGCGGCGTGGTGCTCGACGTCTCGAGCCGCTATGCGACGCTCGACTACAAGAGCCCGACGGAGCACCTTCAACTCTCGCGCGGGTACGCTGCCGGACAACCGTACTGCTACACGTTCCGCAGCGTGCCGCGTCGGCAAGGTGCGCTCGGCATCTACTTCGGTCCGATCCCGTCGGGCGTTCGCAACTACGAACTGATCTACAACCGGCGACCGCGTCCGCTCTCCGTGCTGTCCTACGATACCGGCACGGCCAGCGTCGCCAGCGCCGCGACGGCCGTAACGATTGCGGGCGGGGCTCTCGTGGCCGGACATGCGGGCTGCATCATGCGCTTCGGGACCATGGCGAACGCGCCGCTTCCGCTGCAAGGCGGTTTGACGGACGGCGGTGCGACGTTGCTCGAGCGAGTCATCAGCAGCGTGGATTCGACGACGACGCTGACCATCGACGCCGCGGCCGACGCGACGTTCACGACGGTCAAATACAGCATCAGTTCGCCGATCGACATTGCCCCCGGTCCCATGCTGACCTTCTTCACGCGACTCTGTGAAGCTCGGTTCGCGCGTCTCGAAGGGCGCGAGGATCGGAAGGAACGCGAAGCCGTGGCGAACGACGCGCTGCGCGACGCGGCGGCGGCGGACAACGCGACGGCCGAATCGAACGAACCGCGTTTCGGTCCCGTGGCTCTTGGTGATTTGGCGTCGAGCGTAACCGCTTAGGTGTGATATGACGATCAACGAAAAGCCCAAGGCCAGCGTCGAGATTCGCAGCTTCGAAGGCATCAACACGCACGCCGATCGGCACGACCTGCAGCCGGGCGAGGCGCAGGTCCAAACGAACGTCACGGTCCAGAAGTCCAACCAACTCCAAGTGCGAAGCGGATACCGCGTCGTACGTTTCGAGGAATAACCATGCACGGCTTTCTAGGGTTCGTCGATCTCGAGGCGACGCTGGCGGTACATATTCAGCTTGCCAACGGCAACGTGGCGGCGACGGCGGACGCTCAGCCGACGTTCCGGATCTACGGTTCCGACGGTACGCCGGTGCAAACCGGTACGGCGAGCACGGTGGTCGATTCGCAAACCGGGTTCCACAAGATCACCCAGGCCTGCACGGCGGCCAACGGATTCGCTCGAGGGACGTACACGGTTCGGGTCGCCTATGCCGTCTCGGCCGCCAACAAGGTTCAGTCTTACACGTTCACGGTGGTCTAGTGTTTCGCGGGCGCTATCAACTCGGCGACGAAGCGATCATCGGCGTGCAATGCGTCGACGGTTCCGAGATCCCGACGGCGCCCGATGCGGCCCCCACGTTCTCCATTTACAACTCGGCGGGGACCAAGATCGTCAGCGATCGGAAGATCCCGCCGAAGGATCGAGCCAACGCGACTGGACTGTTCGAGCACTTCGTGCGTCTCGGCAGCGACTTCACGACCGGGCTCTACACCGTGCTCTACAAGTGGGCTACAGGAGACGGCGCGTTCAACGGACGTAGCGTTGACCATCTAGAGATCGTCGCCGGCGGCAGCGTCGACGGGACCGTAATCGCCATGCACTACTACGCCGCGCAACAAGCAAATTTCATTGTTCAGCACACCGACGCCGGGCTCGTAAAGGCCGGCAAGAATCCGAGGGTCTAATCATGTTCGCTTGGTTCAACTTCTTTCAGAAGGTCATCATCGCGATCGG